CTCAATTAAGGCATAAACCTTAAGGCTCTACGGACGGCTGCTTCCTGCTGCAATTTGAACTTTGCAGAGGGTGACATGTTATGGTTGACATAGATCTGGTGAATATTCTTAAGAGGCATGTCTGCCATCTTAACAATACGAGCCATTGTCTTTGTCATGTCCCTAACCTTAGCCTTCTTTCCTCAATCTATAGAAGCAATGGACTTAACATCCAATGCGTTCAATAGATCCGGAAGCAAAGCAAAGTGATCTCTTTGAAAATGACTTGCGTCAAATTTCGAATAGAGGTACACTTTACAATGCAACTCGAATAAGTCGATGATCCCTCAAAGGTATTTACCTAAGAGAGACCAAAAACCTAGATTCAAGAAATTTAGGAATCCGGGGACAGAGTGATACCCAGATCTGGTTACATTAGTAAACCAGATTCCAGAGAAGAACACTATTGATTCGTATCTTAACTTCTTCTTGCTAAGGATAAATTCATCACGCAGCTCATTAAGAACTGGTATGAAGAATCTATCTATGTAAGAATTAAACATAAATGTCTCAAGAGGTGTTGGCGAAATCCCTGTAACAACAGGGTTAAGCGCACTACCTCTACAAAACTGAGATATATATGTACCTAAAATAGTACTTCAGAGAACTAAATTAACTCTTTTCCTAAAGAACTTAGGAGCGGAAGATAATCGTTCTCCGATACTATTAAGGGATATCAATCCCTTTTCAAATAACTCAAATGGAAATCTAACACAATAGGCAGTCGACCTTAGAGTCTGCAGGACGAGTCCTGCACCCAAAGGTGAAAAGTCTATGCTTGGACCCTGAAGTCTCTTCGCGAACTCTGTAAATATTTTACTATTAACAGATTTCTGCAAATTGATTTCAAGGCCTAGACAACTCATAAGAGCTCTATATTCTTCAGCGACGTCGTCGTTAGCAATAACAACGTCATCCCCGAGAATACAGTAATCCGAAAAGTTCATAATCCCCTTTCTAATCGCAGCAACCTTAACGATCACATGATGTGTGATTGCTAACATTGCTCAACTAGATAAGGCTCCCATTGGTTGTCCAACAGAATAACGAACGGTGTCAAATTGACACCGGAAGTTAGGATATCAATTTATGTCCAATAGCGTTTTCCAGGGTAATCTAAACCCAACCAGATCCAAAATTTGGACCTGCAAGTCAATCGGTAAACGGTCTGTAGCGGCGCTAAGATCATAACCATAAAACGTCTTTCCTTTGCATCTAGCAAGGAGATCGTTGAATGGTTTTAACTGATCGAAGGTACCGTCATTCCCCGCAAGCTCCTTCAATTTATTGAAGAGAAAGAGATGCAGGGGTTTAAGACAAGTTTGGATTCAGTAAGAAGTGATAGCTATCACTCTCGCTTTACCAGCTTGATCGTAAACAACAGACAACCTACCATTGACAAAGGGTTTAATAACTCCCAGAAATACTAGAAGATAATAAACGGGACCAAACAGTGTTATCACTAGAACTAGATACAGGATAAGACCTATATTTAGTCTAAATAGCAAACTGTAAAATACCGATCACAATTGGTGTGGAGAGTGTAATAATGCTAATGCATCATTAATACTTCCCATACCAGCAATGATGGTATTAGGCCCAGATGCCTCGCTTCAGAAAAGAGAGCACCT